TAGGTCTTCTGCTATTCTTTGTAATTCTCTTTCTTTTCATATAGCTAGGGAAGTATAGATATTCTTATTATTATCAAGGACTTGATTGATAGCATTAAGCATATTCCTACTCTTCAATCTTCCCGCTGTTCATTGGACAACTGACATATTGTTAGCATCAGCTTCCATTCTCTGTTTCTGTTTACCCATAGCCTCATCATAAGCTCTCGTAGCGTCTGATACAGCTCTCTCATTAAGAGCATTTGTCCTATCTTGCTTAAGGGTTAGGTCTCTTGTATTCCTATATGCTTCTAGGATTCATTTAGCCTTGTCTACTAGGATAGAGCTGTTTCATTTCAATGCTCAGATATATGCCTCAGGGTTTTCACTTCCTAATGCACTGATAAGAGAACTCTTCTCTTCTGGTGAGAAGCTTCCGTTTGGGTCTAAACTCTTTATGATAGAGTCTATCGACTCGCTTTTGATTTGTTCTGGGGTTTTGCCAGCAGTAATATCTGGTGCATCTGGTGCTGCCTTAGGTGTCTCTGGTAATTTGATAGGCTCAGCAATACCTCATAGATAAATCTCTCAAGGAGTTCATTCAACAGCTGGAGTGGGAGCAGGCTCACTTATATTAGGTTCAACTGTATTGGTTCAGGTTGAAGGAGTTGCTGCTACTGGTGTTGGAGCTGTCTCTATCTTTGGAGTGACAGATAGAGGTGCTGGCTCTGTTGACTTTATAGGAGCAGGAGCTGGTGCAGGCGGATTTAATGAGTTAAGGGAACTATCTACCTGATTAAGTAGAGTATTCTGTCCTGTTGCATCCTTTGGGTTGACTACTGGCATATTTTATTATTTGTTAGGAGTGAAGTAAACTGTTGCTGAGGCAAGTGTTCAAGTTGTATCTACTCTATAATAGTTTCATTTCTTAACAGGGAAGCATAGTCATCCATTAGTTAGATTACCTCAACCATCTACTCTAGTCTGTGCTATTAGTGTTGTTGCTGGGTCTGCTGCTCATACATATCAATTGAGTCATCCGTTATTTCAAGAAGAATAGGTACATATAGCATTTATAAATCAGCTCTCAGCAGCTAGATAGTTTGTTCCTGTGGATTTACCTACCACATCACCGATACTATCCTTTATAGCTATATGTAGAGTTCAGTCTGATACATAGCTTCCTAGTATGTAGTTTGTTCCATCATAAATTAGTTCGTAAGTTCATCCTGCTGCAATATCTCAGTTAGAAGGGTCTAATCCGTTCTGTAGTTTTATAGCTATAGCATTGAGTGTACAAGCTCCTGTATTGATAGTATCAAATTTTACCCTCACGAGTGTTCAGGCAGTTGGGGTTAGAGTTGGTGTGAAAGTTGCTGTATAAGTGTCTGATAGGTCTGTGGAGTGTCAATATATGTGTGTTCCAGATTGGGTATTGATTGCTATATCACTTGGAGCTACGAATAGAGGTCATACAGTTCAGGTATTAGTTCAGGATATGGATTCAGCACTTGTTGCTTTCTCTACTACTCCTGTTGATGTCTCTGTTGAATTACCTATTGAACCTCAGTTAGGGAACAGGACATAATCACTACCATTATAATATACTGGTCATCCTTGTGTTGTATCCCAGAATATCTCTCATAGAACCTTCCCTGTTCTAGCATTAAGCTGGACAGTTGTCTTCTGTGGCATTGGTGAACCTTCCTGTCTGTCTGATAGCTGGTCGTGCATAGCTACTAGCTTAGCTTCTGTAACTGCTAACCAAGTAAGTCCTGTTCAGGCTGTTGCTGGGTCTGCTGTCTGTGATAATCCTCTTACTAGGTTAGGATAGATATATTCTGTTCCTGATAGTGTTGGGCTTCCGCTGAACTCTATCCATTCTACCTGAGTATCATCTACTAGGTAAAGTCTCCCCTTATCTATTCATAAATCCCTATCAGCATATAATGAAGTATCTGCTGGTTGGAGCTTACGTGTTAGGATTATCTTTCCTCAGGTTGCATATGTTTGCATATTGTTTGGTTATTAACGAATTAACGGATTAACGGATTAACGTGTACTTGCTGTTAGTTGTGGTAGTAGTTCAATTCTTGGTGTAAACTGCTGTAGTAGAACTCTAGCTCATAGAGCCGAACAGCTCCATCTTACTTTGAATACCTGTCATCTCTGTTGGAGATTTCACTTATCTCTTATGATTGAGATATTAACTAAGTCAGATACTTTTGTCAAGTCAGCCTCTTCTCCTATCGCAAAGGTTCATATCTCTTGAGTTCCTATTCAGTCTATATCATATGGTAGGTCATCTCTATCTATAGTTCTTGAGTCGACTAATTGTCAGTCTCTGAACGTCTCTTGGTCTACCACTGCTAGGGAATTGATTCATAAGAATGTTCTCTCTTGCCATAGCTCTTTGAGCATAGTCGGTTCTCATAGGTCTATATCCTTAGTCTCATAGAAGAATTGGATTGGTGTGTCATCATCTGTAAAACCTTCTTCATCTCTATATATCTTTGGTTCTATCTGGGAAACTGTGTAGTTCTTAGTGTTGTAATTAACTCAGGCATAGAATATCTTCTTGGTATCTGGCATAAAAGCATCCTCAAGGACATTATATACAATACATATATCGTTGTAGTTAGAGCCTTTAGACTTAAGATGCCATTTAATCAGACTAGATTCAGGTATAACGTAAGAGAATGCTTTGGATTGGTCTGAGTCTAATTGGTTCATTGTCTTCTCTATTCCTCATACGTTTCTGTGGGATACATCTATGACATCCCATTGAGCTGATTGTCAAGGAGCTATCTTCTTAAGCTTGTTTGATTTAGATAGGTAGTAGCATTCCTTTCAATATACTGCTATACTCTCGTGATTCGCTGCTCATTCATTAGCTTCAAGAGGTAGGGAAGTATATACAAGAGTGCTTCATATCTGTTTGATAGAGTTGGAGCTTATAACATCAATGGTATTCTTGGAGAAGACATATAAGCTTTGTAAAGTAGTCGCTAGTCAAGTGATTGGATAAGAGGAGGTAAATAGGTCTGAACCTGTTCAGGAGAATGTCTCAGGACTATTAGCTCCTGATTTGTATAATGAATTGGGAGCTGTTGCATCTCAAGATACAAATAGGCTATTATCAAAGAAAGCTCCGAAAGCTGGTTTCAGAGTTATTCATAATGAGGGTACTGTATATGTGGTTCAGTTAAGTTTACCCATCTCATCAACTCAGTTCATACAATATAGTGAATCGTTGGTTGAAACGAAGTTCATCCTATTGTCACTCGTTATAAGTGCTGATGTTAGTATAGAAGTCTGTACTCAGGTAGTTGGGTTGACCTCTAGTAATTTATGAGTTGCATCCTTGTTATATCTGACGATTAGTTTGTCGTTGGTTGGATTGGAACGATAATAGGCAGCAATACCTCTTGGGTAGTCTGTAGCACCTAGACTGTCTCAAAACTGGTAGAATCCTTCTCTGATTGATATACCTCTCTCAGTTATCCTGAAATTCTGTGCATCTGGAGTATTCTTATATGGTAACATCCATCTTTCAGTGTTTGTAACAAGACCTCAAGTGAATATAGGTCATTGTTTATCTGTAAGGGTTATATACTTGGCAGTTGCAAAAGACATTATATGTTTGCGTTAAGGCTATTTAGGATTCTCTTGAGTGATGCTTTTGTCTGTTCATTGTTGCTTTCTTCTATCTCTTTCTGTATATTAGCACTTAATTCATCTAAAGTCTCTATTAGATCCTCTATCTTACTGATGAAGTATTCTATCTGACTCTGTTTATCTTCTATGATTTGTGTTAGCTGTTCATTTGCTAGTTTCTTCTCAGTTAATTCTTCACCAATCTTGTTGGCTGTTGATTTCAATACGAACATAGTTTTTATGATAAATTTATAATAGAACCCCGTAAAAGTTTAAAGCAAATTAGATATTCGGGTATAAATAATCCTTGCTTGTCCTTACTCTTTGATTGTATTGTAGCTCTCATTTCTGAGTCTGGTAGAACTTATACATATTCTTAGTATTGACGAATGCGAAGTTATTAAGCATCAGAGCTTCATTCATTTCTCATCTGTTAGCCATCATCTCTGCTATTGCTAGATATGGGACTGTATTAAGTATGTAGTCATCTGGTATAGTTGCTAGGTCTGCCGCATCTACCATCTGCTCTGGAGCTTTCTGATACTCGAATCTTAGCATCTTTCCTTCTGCACTTGGTATGATGAATAATAGATATTGGGCATTGATTACTGTATAGTAGTATTCACTGAACTGTGTATCACTGGTGAAGTCATTGCGGAAGTATCTCTGTAGGAAAGGACTGGTTGGGACTTCTGATACTAAGTCTCTCTGGTCTATGTTCTTAAGCTTCTGGTTACTGTTGTAGTTAACTGATACTGGTTGTCCGAAGTCTGCTGGTAGAGCATATAGCTGTACTATTGGAGTTCCTGCCTCAAAGGCAAATGATATAGAACCTGTTCAGGTTGCTGGTACTCAAGTCAATCAGTTAGCATTCACTCCACTATAACTTATTATATCC